ATGATGGGACTTCCAATCGTCAGACCACTTCTTTCGGCAATACACACCTACCGCAAACAAAAAGATATTCCTGTTCTCTGTGATCTTGCCCAAGCTGGTCATGATCTCCAAACAATATGCCCCATCTGTAAAATATCTACGGCTCCCCCCAAACTGCATTGCTGTAAGATCCGCCATCGAAACTCGATTTTTCTCCACAGAAGTTAAGAACTTTTCAAGTTCCATGGCCTCACACTTTTTATCAAAGCAGTACCGCATAGTTTCTTCTGCGTTGTAGTAGGGCAAATTGATAAAGTTCCCAAGGTCGCCCCGGTCCTCAATGATCGTGTCTTGTTTTGGAAAAACCTCACAACCAGAAAACCCAATGGCAGAAGCCATCTCCGCCAATATCTCTCTAACCAGCACGGCTGGTTCCCACGCTTTTAAAAATAAAAACAAATGTGCCCCGCCAGACTTCGATCTACAATGGTGTAGCGGTAGCTTTAAATCTAAAATCTTCTTGTGAAGTTTCTTGTGATCCAAATCATATACATCAATATCCAAAGCACCCCACTTGCACAGGTTGCCAGACTTAATTGGAATTGAGCCAACGCCTTGACCACCGTCAATGTGGTCTTGCATCTTTTCAAAAGTCAAAGGACCGCGCACCACAAAACTATTCGCATCAGCCTTACCATTCCTGCCAATCCGACCCACGGTTGTCGCACCGTGACCTTTCTGTGATCCTTCAAAGACCGACAATAATCTTTCTGCCGCAGACATGTGTATCTCCTATTGGAAGAGTGGAGGGGCAGTCCAAACACACAAACAACCTGCCCCTCCTACCCGTTCTAAGAAAGGAATTAGAACGGGATCTCGTCACTCTTAGCTGGCGCTTCTTCTGGCGCTGCTTTGACTTCCCCTGCCATTACTGACTCCCGAAAAGCCTTTGCTTCCAACAAGAGATCACGGTTTTGAACAGTGCCCACCTTTGATATCAGGTAGTTTGCCCAAGTGCCTTGATCATTTGTTTCCTCGGTAGTGGTCAGCCGCCACATCGTTGCATACACAGGTGGTGTAATTAGTACCCCCGTCTTTGGATGTTTGAGTTTTTCCATACCGATCATAGTCTTCCAACGGCGACTGACCTTCAGTTGTGTTGACTTCATGTCAAGAACAACAGGCTGAAAACTGCCGTCGTCTTCTACAATCAAAGAGTACGCCTGATCGGACTTCACTAACTCGTTACCGCTTGGTAACAGTTCCTTTGCTCCGTTTCTCTCGGTCCTTTGAAGAACAGGATCAGTGGGTGATATCTCACCTTGAAACCCGCCACCCTGATCACGAGGAATAAACTCCAGAAACTTTGTTGTTTGATAGCACGGTATAATTACCACACCTTCCTCACCGTCCCAATACTGACCCGATACGGTGTTAAACAAATCTCCAGAACCAGCGCCCTCTATGTACTCTGGTTTCTTCTTTGAAAGTTGTGGAGACATCGCCTGTAATACCCGCAAGAACGGTATCTGCATCTCCGAACTATCGAAAGATGCACCGTCTCCAGCGTTTTGTAAAATGTCGTCCATCACATCGGTGCTGATCTCAACACCTTTTACTTTCGCAACTGCTTTACCCATTACGCTTTCCTCCTTATCTGCGCTGCGTTTGCTACAAATGCCCCGAACATATCGAGATCGATTGGTTTGCCCTCGGACACACGTTCTTTAACAAACGCTTTCAATGTCGAAGGGTGGACATGAGTTTTTGTCTTTGGATCAAACCCACGGTCCCGAAGAATACCAACAACATCGCCTGCCATGTTGTCTTCACCTTTGCCAAAAGAACAAGTGACATCATTTTTGATAATGTCATCAAGGTTGTTTTCCCGTAGCCAAGAGAAAGCTTCTTCTTTACGTGCCTGTGGTATAGAGGCATGGATCATCAACTTGCGCTCAACGGTTAAACCGTCAACGTCAATCCGCTCAACGTCCATCTCGTCCATCAGTGCTGGTATGTTTTCAACAGAGAGCTTGTGCTTCTCTTGCTTTAACATCTTCATATGTTGTTCCGCATCCGCAAGCTGCTGCTCCACGTTGCGCAACTGTCGAACAAGTTGGCTAAGTTGCTTTCCTGTTCCAGTATCGATGTTAGCCAACGCTTGGCTTTCATCGAATATGTCTTCAAAAATATCAGTCATAAGTTTTTTTCCTCTTCAGGGGTTGATTTTATGAATCACTTGATCCATGTTCTGAACCATATAGGAGGGACTGGATGACTGTCAACTACAAATTCAAAACTGACCCATATAAACATCAGAGAACTGCATTGAACCTCAGTGGACGGCGCAGGCACTTTGGGTTTTTCATGGAGATGGGCACAGGCAAATCAAAAGTCTTGATCGACAATCTTGGAATGCTCTGCCTGCAAAACGAAGTAACGTTTGCCCTGATTGTCGCACCCAAAGGGGTGTACCGTAACTGGGTAGCAAAAGAAATACCGGAGCACATGTCAGATGATGTTCCGTATCGTGTAATCCGTTGGGTTGCTAATGCAAACAAAACACAAACCAAAGAAATGCGTTCTGTTAAAGACCCGTTCAAAGGTCTGACTATCTTTGTCATGAATGTCGAAGCCTTCTCAACTGTCAAAGGTAAAAAAGCTGGCGAGTGGCTCGGTCGTGTGTTTGGGTCCAAAGGACTAATCGCAATAGATGAATCCACCACGATCAAAAACCACCAGGCAAAACGCACGAAGGCTTTGACAAAAATTGCAGCCAGCTTCAAATACAAAAGGCTGCTGACCGGATCACCTATTACAAAAAGCCCCATGGATATATTCGCACAGTCAGAGTTCCTAGACCAAGGGTTGCTCGGCTTCGATAGCTACTACGCATTCCAAGGACGATACGCAGTAACTCAAAGAAAACAAATGGGAGCACAATCGTTTAATCAAATCGTCGGGTTCAAAAACCTCGATCAACTTACCGAAAAACTAAACAAGTTTTCATACCGCGTGTTGAAGAAAGACTGCCTCGATCTACCTGACAAAACATATTCTGTTAGGTATGTTCCAACAACATTAGAACAAAAAGAAATGTACGAAAGTATTCGTAGCTTTGCTTTGGTCATGTTTGAAAGCGGTGAAATGACGTCGGCCCCCGCCGTAATTACGCAACTGCTTCGCTTGCAGCAAATTTTATCCGGGCATCTGAAAACAGACGAAGGAGAAATGCTGGTTTTCCCATCAAAACGCATGGATGCCTTGTGTGAAATACTGGAAGAGCATGACGGAAAAGCAATCATATGGTCCCGGTTTCGACACGATATCAAAGAAATTACAAAAACCCTTGGTAAAAAGTTTGGTGAAGGATGCGCAGCGTCTTACTTTGGAGACACTCCAGATAACGTCCGTCAATCGATCGTGCAAACTTTCCAAAACCCAAACTCAAATCTGAAATACTTTGTTGGTAATCCAGCAACGGCTGGATACGGCTTAACATTGACGGAAGCAAACCTGGTGGTGTATTACGCAAATGACTTTAACCTCGAAACCCGCATTCAATCAGAAGACAGAGCACACCGCATAGGACAAAAGAACAACGTAACATACATTGATCTGATCACAGAAGGATCAATAGATGAAAAGATCGTAAACAGTTTGCGGTCAAAACTAGAAATAGGTGCACAAGTTCTAGGAGAAGAGACAAAGAAATGGCTAACTTTGACCCCCAAATAACAAAACTACTTGAAGAAAGATCAACAGGATACGCCTCAGAAAAAACAGCAGCAAAAGAATTAGTTGCTCTAACGGGCCTAGATTTTAACGTGGCAAGAGCCTTTTGCAGAGGGTGGTCCACCACAACAGCCCCAGAAATTAGAGGATATAGAAAAGAATTTGTTTACAAAGGTAAAAAAAAGTGACACAGTAATCTCATCAAGTTCATTACTGCTCATACTTACCTTGATGCCTCAATACGAGTACCTCCTTTACAACGGGCGTTCCACGCCCGTCTTTTTTTGTGAAGGTGATGTTGTTCTTCGCAGCAACACTGTGAACAGCCTGCCTTGATACACCCATCCTCTTAGCCGTCTCAGAAATCGTCAAACCCTCGTCAGCACACGCCTTATAATCATCCGCAGAATACTTCCACTTTCGCATCTTATACTCTTTTATGCCACCGAGAAACTCGACCATCCTCTTTTCTTGTGCTTTTTAAATTTACTCTAGGATCGATCTCCGCATCCCTCTTACACTGCGCCTCCCATGCCTCTCGATACAAATCCTCGTACCGAGTGCGATCCTCCTCGCTACTAACAGCGCCTTTTGCGTATCTCATATTTTGGCTCCCTCCTTTCGTAAAAAACTCAACCATTTGGATCCTCAAAACATTCGTCAAACACAGATAGGTTAGAGCCGCCACACGCAATGCAGCGGCTCCTTTGTATCGCTTCCAATGTACTCACAGACACAGGAAACTTCGCAGCGATCCATGCCTCATGACAATCTTCGCAAAACAATTCTATATATCGTGCCCGACCCTGCGGCCCCACGCTCAAAAGTTTAGCCATCCCACCTCTCAAAATACTTGGTCCCCGCATCCGTTATCTTCCAAACAAAACATGGATTGCTAACCTCGTAAATGTGAGAAACATCCGCCAAACCTTGCGCCTTCATCGTAGATAAATATTGCGAAACCGTGCTGAGTTTGAACCCCGTCCGATCCGCAATCTGACGGCTCGTGCCAATGTCCCTGACTAACTCCGCAAAAATCTTGTAACGCTTCGTGCTCTTGCTTCTTGGCATACTACTCTCCTACCGCCGCATCTTTAACTTCACGTAACGCCTCAACTATATGCTCCAATGGTTGCATGTCTAAACCAAACTTCTCCGCACAACCCCTGTATCGAGACAACCAAGCCGCCATCGCCGTCGCCGCCTGCCGACGCAACTCACGCTGAGATTCCTCACTGTGCGGATCAAACCGCTCATAACCACCACCCTTCTTGCGTAAACCCATCGGACTTACAAACGCAGGATACTCCCTGACGTTTATACTAACAACCTGATCTTGAGGAGCAGAATCTTGAACCACGATCCTTAACCCACTCGCCATCTGTCGAGCCATTTGAATACGGTGCTGCCGCGCAGCCTCCGCATCATCAATCCCATAAAACCAGTCGTATGCTTCATGTTCAGGCTGACCACCCAACCAATCCACAAACTCATATGGAATAAACATATTGCGACCTGACGCCGCTAAGTATTCGTCAATTATCCGTTGACGCTCCTTCTTTGGAAAACCAGACATATTTTTTTTCCTTTCATTAGATGTTAATTGACCGCCAAAACATACCGCAATGCAACGCACCATAACCTGCCGGAACGTACCACGACCGCCTTGCCGTGCCGTGCTCTAACGGACCTGACCTTGCCCGACCCCGCCGTGACCGCCTTACCCAACCAGGCCGTGCCCTAACAGAACAGCCTCGCCAAAACTTGACCGCCTTACCTGACCAGAACTTACCCAACCAGAACGCACCCAACCAGAACGCACCTGGCCCCGACTTGACCGCCATGCCGTGCCGAAACTTACCCCGACTTAACCGCCTTGACCAAATGAAAGGGGGCACTCAACCCCCTTCCCTCGCTTACTGCGCCGCAATCAAATCTATATCACGCCGCGACCGCTCCTCCACCAAAAACGCCATCAACTCCGCCGTCTGATCATCAGCATACTCAGGATCGTCCAACGCCGCCTGCTGTACATCACGAGCCTCCTTCATCAACTCATTCCAATCCTCCTGAAATGAACCCATGCTTTGCTCCGTATGCACAGAAAACGTGCCAAACGAACCACGACCCTTCTCCTGTCGAAAGTCCCCAATGCCCACAATCGATCCCGCATTCGTCAACAACGAAACAATCGAATGTGCATCCAACGTCGGCTGAACATACGCAATGTCAACCTCCGCACACCAACGCGGCAAATATGCCCTCGTCCGCATGTCAGGCGTCTTGTTCATGTCAGCAGATCGAACCATATCAATCTTCAATTGAGGCGTACCCCAAATCTGAACGTGCGTCTGAGGCAAAAAAATCAAACGCTGAACACTCGTCTTCGTAATCCCAGCCGTCTCCAAGGCAGCAGTCGCCATCGCACCCTTGATACCAGGTGCAGGAAAACACAACAACGTTTCTCCAAAAGACTTCTTATACACCGTGTCACGATACTCCTGCTCCGGATTGTGCTTGATCTCCTTGCGCTGCGCAGCAGTCTTCTTACCTCCGCCGATCAATAAATCACGCATAGACTTGCTGCTCATACTGTTAAAATATAACGGGGTTTGACCCATCATCCTTAACCTTAAACGCCCCTGCTTCAATGGCTGAATGTCCAGTGACGCCTCCTGTGGTTGTACCTTTTTCATTCGAACTTCTCCTTTCTCCTGTTTAATTAAATTCTATC